ACCAAACCAGAATAAATCCTTACTGACCCCTCAAAGGGCCAGCGATTTTCTGTTGATGTCACTCCTGCAGGAGGCGGCATGAAGAAAAGCTGGTTCACTCACACCGGACTGACAACCGAAGAAGCCAATGAGCTGGTGGATCGCTATAAGTCTAAAGGCGTACCCGTCGAGAAGAGCCTCGATATTGATCCCCGTCTTTGGATAGTCAGCGCATTACTGCCGCAGCAGAAATCCTCACCTAAGACAGCGCAAAGTATGCGTTCCCGGGCATGGGGGTGATCGTGACAGCCTACAACATCCTCCCGATGGGTAAGCCCCGCATGACGCGTGCCGACAAATGGAAGAAGCGCCCTGAAGTTATGCGTTACCGGGCCTTTTGCGATCACGTCCGGCTCCTGGGCATTTGCATGCCTGAATCAAATTCACACGTTACCTTCGTTCTTCCGATGCCGAAGAGCTGGAGTAAAAAGAAGCGAGCAGAGATGAGCGGGCAGCCCCATCAGGGCAAACCCGATCTCGATAATCTACTGAAGTCTCTGATGGATGCGCTCTTCGAAGACGACACGCATATCTGGGATTCGAGGATAACGAAGCTCTGGGGCGAGAACGGGCAGATCATTATCAGGGAGAGTGAGTAATGCGTGCGCTTCTTCATCCTGTGATCGCGAGAGAACTTGGTATCGTGCTGTTGAAGCCGGGCAGAGAGCTGATGGAGTTGTTCACCGCAGGAAGAGTGCTGATCGAGCGCCAGCCAGAAAGTATGGCCGGGTATCAAACTGGTCGTGTTTCGGATGCGCGGCAGTCACTGGCAGACAACGAGCAGCTGCGAAGCTTCTTTTTGAATGAAAAGGTTCTGACTGCAGCTGGTGGTATAAGCGGACTTGATTACTGGTTGCTGAAGTATGGTGGAGGAAATTGCCAGTACGCTCACAGTGATTACCACTATCACGAACTAACCATCATGCACCATAAGCCGGGCTCAATCCTGCTTTGTGGCTATTGCGACAATCAGTTGCGAGAGCAGCATACCGAGGCACTGGCAGAGCTGGCACGCAGAAACGTCATTGCCTTTGTTTTGGATTCTGTTCGTATTTCTCTCGGTATCGACAAAAGCCGCGAGATTTCCCTCCCTGAACTCTGCTGGTGGGCTGTTCGTAAGACTGTAACGGATGCCTTACCGGAATGTTGCGCCCGGGAAGCACTTCGTTTACCTGAAGAAAGCAGGATTGGTCGCGAAAGCGATATTACGCCTGCAATACCGGCCACCAGCATCCTTGAGGAATTAGTTTCAACCGTCGACCTGCCTGATGCCCTGACAGAACCGCTGGTGGGCGTGATGGTGGATCCGGCGCCGCCTCAGTCTTTCATGCGGCGCCCAAAGCGTCTGCGCTGGGAAAGTCGCGATTATCTGAATTGGGTGAAAACACAGCCCTGCGAATGTTGCCAGCAGCAATCAGACGACCCGCACCACTTAATCGGATGGGGGCAGGGTGGCATGGCAACAAAAGCGCACGACATTTTCTCCATTCCACTTTGCCGAAAACATCATACCGAATTGCATAACGACCGCCTGGCATTCGAGCGCAAATATGGCTCGCAGCTGGAAATGATTAAAAACGTGCTGGACCGGGCATTTGCGCTCGGCGTTCTAGCGTAAGGAGCACCTATGAGAGATATGTATGAATTAATGGAGCGTTGGGGAGCATGGGCTGCTGATGAGAGTAATGGCGTTGATTGGCAACCAGTGGCCGCAGGTTTTAAAGGCTTGCTACCCCACGGCAAAAAGTCACGCCTTCAGTGTGATGATGATGAAGGCATTATGATAGACGGATGTGTAACTCGTCTGAAAAAATGTAAATCAAAAGAATACGAGTTGGTCATTGCTCATTTTGTCATTGGTATGTCCTTGCGAGCAATTGCTAAAAAGAGGATGTGTTCTGATGGTACGGTTAGGAAGGATTTACAAACAGCCCTCGGTTTTATAGAAGGGCTGCTGACAATTTTTCATGATATGCGCTGATATGATGAGGAAAAAATCAACTCAGACATAGGGTCTTTTTGAATTGGACTTAAAGACTTGCTGACTTATTTCTGAAGTAAATATGTCTTCGTCAAGGAAATCTAATAATGCCTTGATCTCTCGTTTGGTTTGAGGCATTTCAATTCTCTCATGGCCATCTACTTCTCTAGTGGTCAGTGGAAAACCAATCTTCCCGGCCGCAGCTTTCAAGGTAGGTAAGAGCTGCGCGTCTAGAATGCCACTTTTATTTATAAGGGTGATCTTGTTGCGTATTGGTGTATCTGCAATAGCACTTAAATCGAAACCAGGTGCAAGAGCAAAAGCTTCATTACCAACAAATACAGCTAAATCATTGTCAGTTGCTTCTTGAAAGTAAATGTTCATATCAAAAATGCTTCTGAGTTTAAAAAAACTCCGGAAATTTATTTTCCCATTTTTGATGATGGCCACAAGTTTATCATCAATGTTAAACCCAACCTTCTCAGCTTTGCTGAAAGTATTTGCCGCTCCAACCAAAGACATTACAAATGATTTAGAAGTGTCAAGTATTTGTTTCTTATTGAATGTTTGTAAGGCTATGCAATCTTCAGCATTAGGATTACCGACTCCTACAAATAATGCTTTAATATGATCTATACTAATATCTTCAGGTTTCCATTCAGGAATCGCTGTATTGCGTGTAACTGCATCAACCAAAAGCGACGAGTCATTAAAGTTGTCTAGTTCAAAAGATTCATTATAACTAGGATTATATCCAGCGTAGAATGGAATGATCGTGTCATGGTGTGCTTCAAAGTGCAATTTTTGATCACCAAAGGTTTGATCTATCATTTGTGATGCTGTTCTGTCCAATTTTATTCTGACTATTTTTATTGCACTTTGGTTGTCCATGATTGCAAAAAGAGGCATTTCATTATCCTTTCACGTGTAGAAATGTGTGTTCAGTCAATTTAACAACTTTAAACTTAATGTCTTTTATATTGGTAATGACTTCCTTCGAGATCAATACAAAACCAACCCCAGTGTCGTCTTCTGCCTCGTAAAATTTATAGCCGTGCAAAGCAAGAACAGGGTTGAAGTTATAGTTCTCTGAAAAGCATATGTAAAATAATAGTGATAGATAGAAAAATACAGCATATTCCATTTTGGTCGCAATTGAATCAGTACCCAGCAATGGAAATAAATAACTTAAAAAATAATTAGTTACTTCCTTATTCGCAGGGGAAACAGAGCTAATATTTTTACTTAAAACTTCAAATTTATTAGCGGCTATGGTAACGAGACCATAACACAATATCCAACTTATGATAGCAGTAACTAAACTTGTATAAACAAGCCAATGATTTTTATTCATAAAACCGATGAAAATCAGCGTCACACATACTGGGGCAATCGAACTTGCTGTAAGTAATAGTCTAGCCAACCTGTTCATAGTATCCCGCCCAAAACTGTTTATTTATACAGTAGTGTAACTCCTCTCACTGTTGACTTCTACATCTACAGGATTTGTCTGAATAACCTTAGCATTCCAGTAGTTAAAAAAAAACTCACGCGTACGCAAAATGTGCCGTAATCTGTTAAGAATGCAATTCAAGCAATGTCCTTAACCGCCTAAAAACAGTTGCTACTGACATCGTTACAAAGACTTCTTGCTGACTTAGCCAACCAGAGTTATCTGTATGTCACACCATCAATACAAGGTAAAAAGACATGCAAAATCAAACTGATATAACTGAAGAGGCAAAGGCGGTTTTAAACGAATTAAGTACAACACCAGCCACAGCAGGTGAAATTGCAGAGAATACGCATCTGAGTCTGGCACGCTGCCGGTTCATACTGACGCAGCTGGTAATGGCGAAGTTATCGATATACCAATTCGGATGTTACAAGCGCCTCCAGTGATGGGGGCTTTTTTTTGTGGAAAGGGCGGCTGGTGGGTGTTGTAGCACCCGGCCAGCCATTTGCTCATGTAGAAGGTCACAAGCGAACCAAGGCCCACTGCTTTAGCGCTAAAGCACAGTGAGCCTACCAGAGACCCGCTTACTGATCTATGAAAAACACTGTAAAAATATCCAGCTCTCAATTAGTAAACACCGATTGCCTCCAGTACCTTGCACAACTTTCTGATGACTCAATAGACCTCATTATTACCGATCCACCTTATTTCAAGGTGAAGCCAAATGGCTGGGATAACCAATGGAATGGCGACGCCGATTATCTTCGCTGGCTGGATATGTGCCTGGCTCAGTTCTGGCGAGTGCTCAAACCTGCCGGCAGCCTGTATTTGTTCTCTGGTCACCGCCTGGCGGCAGACATTGAGATCATGATGCGTGAGCGATTCAACGTCCTAAACCACATCATCTGGGCTAAACCGTCTGGCCGTTGGAATGGTTGTAACAAAGAGAGCCTGCGCTCTTACTTCCCGGCGACGGAACGCATCCTTTTCGCTGAGCATTATCAGGGACCATATAAGCCAAAAAGTGATGGGTTTGGTGAGAAAGGCAACGAGGTCAAACAACATGTCATGGCCCCGTTAATTTCTTACTTCCGCGATGCCAGAGCTGAGCTAGGGGTCACGTCCAGGCAAATAGCCGACGCCACCGGAAAGAAAAACATGGTGTCCCACTGGTTCGGGGCCAGCCAGTGGCAGTTACCAAACGAGCAGGATTACGGAAAGCTGCAGGAATTGTTTACTCAGATAGCTATTGAGAAACACCGGGCTTCTGAACTCAAAGCACCGCATCACCAGCTGGTGGCCAAGTGGCATTCGTTGAACCGGAAATACCTTGATCTGCTGGAAGAGTACAAATCTCTTCGGCGGCATTTCTCTGTGACAGTAGCCGTGCCCTATACCGACATCTGGACCCATAAACCCGTCCAGTTCTATCCAGGCAAACACCCGTGCGAAAAGCCCGCTGATATGTTGCGGCAAATCATCAACGCCAGCAGCAGGACAGGCGATGTGGTGGCCGACTTCTTTATGGGCTCGGGATCAACTGTTAAGGCAGCGATTGAACTGGGTCGCCAGGCTATCGGTGTAGAACTGGAAGAGGAACGATTCAACCAGACGGTAAGCGAGGTAAGGCGGCTGGCAGGGGAATAAAAGCTAGGGTCGCTGATGCGGCCCTTTTATTACCTCAACAGGACACCCGCAACGTAGCGAGGTGAGAGCATGTATCGAATGGAAAAAATCACGACGGGTATTGCATACGGAGCATCTGGAGGGGGGACCGGATACTGGCTGCTTCAGCTCCTCGATAAAGTCTCCCCATCACAATGGGCGGCCATTGGTGTGTTAGGTAGCCTCATGTTTGGTTTGCTGACGTGGTTGACGAGTCTGTACTTCCAAATCAAAGC